TTTCAAACGCTCGTTTATCTTTTCCTTCATTGGTTGAACCACGTTCTTCTGTTGATACTCCTGGTGCAGTTAAGAAGTATTCACTTGATGCAATTCTCACACCTGACAACCCTGCAATGGGGCAATTCATGGCTGAAGTTCAGGCGATTGCGGTAGCTAAGTGGGGAGAGCATGCAAACAATGTTCTGTCCATGGTTAATAACGACCGCAAACTGCGTTGCTACGGTCAAGGTTCTGAAAAGATAGACAAGAAGACTTTCAAGCCATATACAGGGTACGCTGGAAACGTATTCATCAGTGCAGGTAATAAAGAAATGCCGCAGATGATCCAGTCTGACGGTAGCGCAGTCGATGCAAGCAATACCATGGCGTACCAGTCACTCGCTCGTAAGTTGTATGGTGGATGCTATGTCAACGTGGCTGTTCGTCCTTGGACACAAGATAATACCCACGGTCGCGGCATTCGTTGTGATTTGGTTGCTGTACAGTTCGCAGGTGATGGTGAAGCGTTCGGGGAAGGTCGTCCTGACGCATCAGCGATGTTTGGTCAAGTTGCAGCACCAGTGGTAGCAGCACCGACCCCATCGTTTCCAGGGTTCACAGCGCCGCCTTCTTTCCTCGGTTAATTTTAACAATTAGGTGTCTCACCTCTACTTTCGGGTAGAGGTTAGCAACCGCAATGGGGGAACGTATGCACGTATTAGTTGGTTGTGAATACTCAGGAAGGGTTAGGGATGCTTTTATTGATAAAGGTCATACAGCAGTAAGTTGTGATTTTCTACCATCTGAAAGCGGTAAAGGGCTTCATTACCAAGGTGATATTTTCGACATTATTGACGATGGTTTTGACTTAATGATTGCACATCCTCCGTGTACATATCTAGCGGTTAGCGGTTTGCATTGGAATGGTAGGATTGAAGGCAGAGCAGAAAAAACAGAAGATTCCTTGGTGTTTGTGCAGAAATTAATGGATGCGAAGATACATAGGATTTGTATTGAAAATCCTGTTTCTTGCATATCGTCTCGTATTAGAAAACCAGATCAAATTATTCAGCCTTGGTGGTTCGGTGAAGACGCTAGTAAAAAAACGTGCTTGTGGTTGAAGAATTTACCACTGTTGGTTGAAACAAATAGATTACCTGGTGATGCTTCAACAAGACGGGCTAACCAAACAGAATCAGGTCAAAACAAATTACCGCCAAGCGACACACGTTGGAAAGACAGGAGCAGGACATATCAAGGTATTGCAGATGCAATGGCGCAACAATGGGGGAACGTATGATCTACGACATTGAAACATATCCTAACTGCTTTACCTTGGCAGCAGTCTGCAAAGACTCGCCGTTTAGATGGTCGTTCGAGATTAGCGATTTTAAGAACGATTCTGTTGAACTGATTGATTGGTTAGGTTGGGTCAATGGTGAATTTGGTGAAATGATAGGATTCAACAATGTTGGGTTCGACTATCCGGTATTGCACATGCTGTTGAAGAATCACAATGTCACAGCCAAACAGTTGTATCAAAAGGCTATGGCGATCATTCAAGCGCAAGACAAGGACAAGTTTGCTCACATGGTGTTTCCAAGTGATCGATTCATCCCACAATTGGATTTGTACAAAATTCACCACTTTGATAATAAAGCGCGCGCTACAAGTCTTAAAGCACTTGAGTTCAACATGCGTATGAGCAACATCAGCGACTTACCGTTCCCAGTTGGTACGGTGCTGAATCCTGAACAGATTAAAGCGTTGAAGGTGTACAACGCACACGATTGTACGGCTACAAAGTTGTTTTATGTAGAGACATTAGAACAGATTGATTTTCGCAGGAAACTCACAGCTAAACATGGTCGTGATTTTATGAATCATAGTGACGTAAAGATCGGCAAAGAGATTTTCCAAATGGAGTTAGAAAACGCGGGTGTGTCATGCTATGTATATGGTGATAAGGGACGTAAACCAAAACAAACCATGAGAAATTCAATCAACCTTGGTGAATGTGTGCCCACGTTCGCACAGTTCGACAACCCTGAAATTCAGCGTGTTTGCGACTGGTTCAAGACTCAAACGATTACTGAAACAAAAGGGTCGTTGAAAGATGTAGTTGCTAACGTGGGGGGTCTTGATTTTGTTTATGGTACTGGTGGGTTGCATGCGTCAGTGAATAATGAGTTTTTCCAGTCTGATGACGAATGGATGATTGTAGATATTGACGTTACCTCACTATACCCTTCAATTGCGATTGAACATGGTCATTACCCAGAACACATGGGTTTAGAGTTCGTCAACGTGTACCGCAGACTTCGTGAACAAAGACTGTCGTTCAAGAAAGGTACTGCCGAGAACGCCATGTTAAAACTCGCTTTGAATGGTGTATATGGTGCATCAAGTGATGCGTATAGCGTGTTCTATGACCCATTATTTACAATGAAGATCACCATTGCAGGTCAAATGATGTTGTCAATGCTTGCTGAACGCATTCTTGAAGTTCCTGATTTGCGAATCATTCAAATAAACACCGATGGAATTACTTCACTAATGAGACGTAAGGATGCAGCGCAGTTCAAAAAAGTATGTGAGGTTTGGGAAAATTTGACCAAATTAAAACTTGAAAATGTCGAATACTCCAAGATGGCGATACGCGATGTGAACAGTTATATCGCGGTTTCTAGTAACGGTACAGTGAAGCGTAAGGGTGCTTATGAGTATGACCTTGACTGGTCTAAAAACTTCTCTGCATTAGTTGTCGCCAAAGTAGCGGAACAAGTGATCGTGCACGGCAAACCCATCTTGCAAACCTTGATCGAATGGTCTGATAGATTAGATTTCATGCTCCGTGTGAAAGTACCAAGAAGTTCCAAACTGGTGATGGATGTTGAAGGGGTGGATTATGCACTCGAAAATATGCAGCGGTACTACGTTGCGAAGGGTGGGGGATACCTTGCAAAGATCATGCCACCCTTAGCGAAGAACCCTGAGAAGTGGCGACGAATAGGTGTTGAAAGCGGTTGGACAGTCTGTCCGTGTAACGATTTAAGTGATGCTACGTTGCCAATTGACTACTCTTACTATCAGAGAGAAGTTGAAAAGCTATGTCTTGGTGTAGTTTAAAAGGGGGGGTGTAATGGGAACAAGTAAGAAACCACGTAAGCGTCATCACCCTATAGTTGCAAAGGTGCCGAAAATAATTAAGAGAGTGTCTGCTCTCGAAGCCTACCCTGAACTAGCTCTTGAACTGCATTGCAAACTGTTGGCTGCAACGCTTGAACCGAGTATTGCTACGGTAAACCAGTTAAACAAAGAACTATGCGTGATTGCGGGGGCAATGTCTTACGAAAGCGGGTGTAAACCGATTCAAGGTCGTAAAGACATGGAAGCATTGGCAATCATGAGTGCGATCAACACCACAGAATCCATTGTGAATCGATATGGTACTACTGGTAAGGTTTTCGTCAGTGAGTTTGAAGGCAAGAGCATGAAAGCTGCTGCGAACGGGTTAGACAGCGTTTTACGACGAGTCGGTAAGGCAAGCTACGAGATTGCAGCGCTTGAAGTCGAAGGGTACATTAAAACAAAGGAGACGTTGCGATGCTTGAACGTGACATAGAAAAGAAGGTCAAGGATTATGCAAAAAATCTTGGTTGGTTAGCGTACAAGTTCACCTCGCCAGGACATGCCTTTGTGCCCGACGGGATATTGATTAGTCCGAGAGGTAGAATTGTTTTCATTGAGTTCAAACAACTCGGCAAGAAACCAACGGCAGGTCAATTACGAGAACATGAACGATTGAAAAAACAGAATTGCTTAATTTATGTTGTTGATAATATTGAATATGGAAAAGAGATAATAAATGCGTACAGTTGACCAACTATTCGAGTACCAACAGAAAGCTGTTAATTTTCAATGTTCTCACCCTGAGAGTGCTTTGTGGCTTGATATGGGTTTGGGGAAAACCGTCATAACCTTAACAAGCATTGCCCACCTTATCCGATGCGGTACTGTTGGCGCAGTGGTGATTGTCGCCCCTGTACGGGTGTGTCGTCTAGTGTGGAGACAGGAAGCGCTGAAGTGGAAGCACACCAACCATTTAAGGTTCAGCATGATCTTAGGTACCAGGGATCAACGTACAAGAGCCTTAATGCAGAAGGCAGACGTTTACCTGATCAACTATGAAAATCTAGGGTGGTTAGCAGAAAGTCTCAATACTTATTTTGTAACCAAGGGTAAACCTTTGCCGTTTAACGGGTTGGTTTGGGACGAAATCAGCAAATGTAAAAATTCAGCAACTCAGCGGGTGAAATCAATCAAGAAAATATTGAATCAATTCGTTTGGAAAACAGGACTGACAGGTACGCCAGCAAGTAACGGGTACAAAGATTTACATGGTCAATATTTGGTATTGGATGAAGGTAGGCGTTTAGGTACGAGTAAAACACAATTTAAGACGAGATTCTATAGAAAAGTGAGTCAGTTTAAAGAGGTTGCGTATGACGATACAGAAACTCTGATTAAGTCATTGATTGGTGACATAACACTGGAAATGTCGGCTGCGGATTATAACCCATTACCTGATCTAATTGTCAACAACGTGGATGTTGAATTGCCTGACAGTCTTCGTGCGATGTATGACAAAATGGAAAAAGAGTTTTTCTTAGCGTTAGACAGCGGTACTGAAGTGGAAATGTTTAATCAAGCATCACTGACTAACAAGTGTTTGCAATTTAGCAACGGTGCAATGTACCCTGTAGCGGGAATGCCAATGTGGGAAGCAATTCATGATTTGAAACTTGAAGCGCTTGAAGAAATTATTGACGAAGCACAAGGTCAACCAGTGTTGTGTAGTTACTCTTATAGGAGTGATGCCGAACGAATCATGGTTAAATTTGCCCACCTTGACCCGATCAACCTGACCAGTTGTAAAACTGAAAGTTCGTTGATCAACGCGATGGAACGATGGAAGTCGGGAGACTGTCAGTTGATGATTGGTCATCCTGCAAGTATGGGACACGGGGTTGACGGTCTGCAAAGCAGGGGGCACATTTTAGTTTGGTTCGGGTTGAATTGGAGTCTTGACCTGTATGAACAGTTCAACGCTCGTATTCGACGCCAGGGGCAGGGTGTGCCAGTAATCTGTCACCAAATACTGTGCGCTGACACATTAGATCAAGCTCAAGCATTGGCACTAAAAGATAAGGCAGTCACACAGAACGGGTTGCGTGCTGCAATTAAGTCGTATAGAAGTTCAAAATAAGATGGAATGAAATGTTTAAATCGATTGCGTTCATCATATTAGGTTTCTTTTTGTATAAAGAAGTCAATTATCGCAGAAGTCTCGAAGTTGCGCTTATTGCAGTGGAAGCGCATCTCACCAAAGAAAAGTCTGATCGTAAATACGATAATGTTATTGCTCGTAGTGAGTGCATGACCAACATCAAATATGGGAGTGATAAATGAAACCAGAACACACAAAACCATTCAACCTCGAACACGCCAAAGCAGGGGCACCTTATGCGCAGAAATCTGATCTTCCTGCTCGTATCGGAATTTGGGATAGTTCAAGCCAGCCTGTAGTAAATAACTTACTTACTCAATTGCTAGATAGTGTTGATGGTAGCTGCTACATGGGCAAAGAATGGGAGCTTACTACGTGCCAATCCCTGAGAAAAGCATCACCAGACTACGAAGCACTGAAAGCTGAAAACGAACGGCTTATTGGGTGTCTATCAACTGCGAATGCAAACGCAGAAAAGTTTGAGCGTGAATGGTATTTGCGCGGAGATGAAAACGAAGCACTGAAGGGGAAGTACGAAGGAGCTCTTGAAAGTATTCGAGAGCATCAGCAAGCGGGTATTGCGCTCAAGGCTCGCGTGACTGAGTTGGAAGCAGCCACATATCACCTCGGGCTAACTCCGCAACAAGCGAAAGACGGCCTTGCGCGATACAAAGCGGACTTGGCAGAGCGCGACAAGTTGCAGATGGATGCAGCGCGATGGGATTACGTCATGCGAACTACGACAGCGATACACGATTCAGGGGAGGTACTTTCATGCACTCCTGAAGAGTATAAAGCGGCGGTCGATTTAGCGATTAAACTGGAGCAAGCGAAATGATAATCACATGCACGTTTGACACGGACACTCACAAGGTTGTGTCGATTGAGCTTATTAACGCAATTGAGAAACTTGTGAAGTGTAGAGGACGTTACCACACGCAGCAGAATTTTGAATTGCTGCAATCTGCATTTGCGAAGCATCAGGCAGCAACGCCATACCCTGCCGATGAATCACCGACAAAGCGGATAGAGGAGTTAGAAAAAGGATTGCGCGACATTGCTAACTGGACTAAGCGCTGGGCGTCACCGAGCCACCCAATCGCAATAGTGGCAGATCGTTTATTGGCAGCACCAAAGGAGGAATGATGGACATGACACTTTTTTTTGCTGGCCTTTACTTGTCAGAAGGCTGGTATGAACATTGGCGTGTAACCGGAAGCCTTCACTCAAAAGCAAGGGCACTTGTTTTATTTGATCGCGTAATCACGCAACGGCTTTTGCCTTTTTCAGCACCAAAGGGGGAATGAAATGAAAATAGGTGACGTAATATTCACGTCACCTATTTTCTATTTAATCTGTGCTTGAGCCAATAACTCTTTTGTTCTGTCGCTGCCTTTGTTTGCACCTAACCAAAAGGCAACAACCGCACCAAACGCTGCACCAAGGGTTCCTAACATGATCATTATAGGAGCTGATTCTACAAGCGTCTTATCGCGCATCATTAGGCCAAGAATTGCAAAAAACCCCAATGTGATAATTGTGGATAAAACTTCAGGGAAGATGCTATGTGAATCAACTCGCATTTTGCGTGCTGATTCGGTGTCTTTAAATTCAAGTTCAGCGTATTTGAACCCTCGTTCTTTCTCCTGGTTCAAGTAGTCCATTTCAAGTTTGCGAATCTCTGACAAATGTTCGCTGCTGATCTTGCCGTCTGCAAACAACTTACTAATCTTTTCTTGCGTCGGTTCATTCACGCCAAAAATGTTACCTAGAGCAACAACTGCTGCGCCTGCAAGGGGTGTGCCGAGAGCTGTTGCAACTGTTGGTGCTAGTGTTTTTAAAGTCGTCAACCAATCCATTAAATCACCTTTTTACCGTTCTGTAAGTCTTGAATGGTCAACCCGCCAGTGTACTGACAATGTGCCATCTCTTTAAAATTACCCTTCCATCGTCCCGCCCATTCAAGCCCGACCGATTCAGCGATACCACCGCAACGGGTGAAAGTCGCAGCATCAGACCATTGGCATTTACCATCCACGACAGGTACGAAGTCAAATGCACAAGCATGATTGTGCCAGCTTTGTCCCGCCTTGGCATTAGTCACGATCTTACCTGGTGTTGTGCGACCTTGGTTGTATAGTTTGGCTTGCGCTTCGTTATCTCGCAACGTGGATGTGATCAGCACGTCAATACCTTGTGCTTTGCAAGCAGCGACAAAAGCGTTGGTCATCTCAGCGACTTTTGGAATAAGGTCTTTAATGTCTCGACTGGTAATCATTTTGACATAGTAATTAGATATTGAACAACCAAGCCGACAGCGGTGACAGTCGTAACTATCAGTGTTAACTTGCCCCACAAAGAATCAATCTTCGTGTTAAGTTTTTCAAAATCAGATTCGACCCTATTGGACAAATCGTTGACTTCTAGCTTAGTGGCAAAGTCTTTCTCAATTTCTTTTTTTAATAATTCGCTGGTTTTATCCATGGAAACGTTCTGCTCTTTTATCAATAGCGCAAGGTTTGCAATGTTTACTTTAAGCTCAGTCATGGAGGTCACTGAACGTCTTTCACCTTCACTGATCATGCGTTCCATGTCTGCCATGCGCTGTTTGGCGACTTCCCGCGCAATGAGGTGTTGCGCGTCAGTTTCAGAATATTTAAGTTCCATGTTTGACCCCCGACATGATGCACTCTTGGAAAGTATTATTACATTCTTTGAAGCAATTGTGTGCAATCATTTTATAAGACCCCCCAAACTCTTAGTTCACCTGCTGCACCTGCACCACTCTGAGAACCTGTTTGCGTTGCACCCCCACCACCACCAGGGGCAACACCTGCGGTACCGTTACCTGTACTTGATGCAGCACCGCCATTTCCACCCATTTGACTTACACCTGCTGAACGCAATGTCGCTGTACCATCTAAACCACCACCTGCGCCACCACCGTACACTGAATCACCACTATCGACTGTAGCACCGTTGTTGGCTGCTGCACCACCCCATACGGTACTGTGATGTACTTTGGTTGTCCCATTACTGGTTTCATAACCAACACCACCGGTTGTTGAAAGCACTGTTGGTAAAAGACTCCCACCCAGATAATGCGAACTTGCGTTAGCATAAATCGTAAACAAAGTGCCGAACGTGGTGTTTGCACCGTAATTACCGTAAGCCACACCCGTTACAGCAGCACCCCCTCCCCCGACAGTAATTGTTGTTGATGCACTTACCGATGCAGCAATTAACATAAACTCGGCACAACCTCCACCCCCACCGCCTGAACTAGCTACAGTTACGTTGTTAGTTCTTTGCCCACTGTTTCCACCACTCCAAGCCATTCCTCTAAAACTCGAATATCCTGGTGGTTTGATGAACGTACCGCTAGAAGTGAATCTGCGGAAAAACGGTGTGATCACTGTCGATGTAAAAGCACTCCCATCGCAAGTGATCAAGCGACATTCCCCTGGGTACATGATGTATGTAGATAAACCGTCGATTAGTTCTGACGCATCAGGGTCTAAAGTAATGTCACCACTTCCACTATTTTTGATCCACACCGACCAACCTGCACCAAGTGTTGCAGCAGCCGTGAAAGTCTGAGAAAAGGTTCCACTTGTGATATCGATTATCTTTCCAACATCTGCAACAACTAACACTGTATTTGATGTTCTATTGGAACGAGCAACACCTATGGTTAGTGAAGCCCAAGAAGGTGTTACCCCGTTAGTAGTGAGGTATTTACCGTCATTGCCTGTCTGTGTCGGGAATCCTGTAGTAAATGCTTGGTTCAACAGTGACGCCATTGTTGCGAGTTGTTGCGAGTTAGTACCAACTGCTGCTGTTGGTGCAGTCGGTGTGCCAACGAGCGCGGGAGAGTTCAAAGGTGCGTAAGTTGAAGTGGCTACAGAAGTGTCCAGTTTGAGTGCAGTTGCTGCTGCTGCGTTTGACGCAACAACTACATCTGCTGCAATGTACGCTGCGTCAGTAACCGCACTTGCTGTCGCAATAGCGTCAAACTCAGCATCAATTTCAGAACCCCTTACTATCTTGTTGGGGTCGCCTGTAACAAGTACATCCTTTATCGCGTAATCTACAATCTTAACGTAACTCATTTTTAAATTCTCCCGTCTTTCGCAAAAACATCGAGTCGTTGGATCGACAACGCTTGACCAAGTATTGTTACTTCTAAACCAATTTGCAACACTTTACCATATCCGCACCCTTCGAATGTAATTTCAGTAACGTTTGAAGTGCTTCCTGTAAATTCGGCAACCCCATATTCACCTGTTCCAAACTCAGAAGGTATTGATGAAACACTTACATGTGTTGCGTTGTATTGCGCCGACACATAGTCAAACCCCCACTTACTCACTACTGTTTTATTACCGCTACCTACCAAAGTGAATAGCATTTTCTTAAATATGCTCGTCACTACTGGATCACCAAAATCAATCCATGAAGTGTAATATCTCAACTTATATGAAGCAGTGTTGTCGCTATAGCCAGCATACCGAGCAATAGTTCCACCTTTGCCGAGATACAGTTCACCTGTAATGAGACTGAGGAAACACGAAGGATTGATATTTGTCCATGTTGTACACCTTCCTGCACCATTCTCCAATGGTTGTCGCATGTCGAAAACGTAAGTGATCTGCAACGAAGGTATCAATATGGCGTAAATTGCTTCTGTACCGTTGAACACTGATTTAAGATTGTCAGGTTGTTCTGCATTGATCGCTGAAAGAAGTTCGTTTCTAACGTTGATACTGAGATCACGGATTGGTTGCGACTTCTCCTGAATGGTGCGCTGCATTGAAAGAACACCTGTGCGAGACAGAAAGAGGATATCCTTTCCAGTATTTTGAATAGTGTCTCTACCAATGGCACCGATGCCAGAAATTGAATCAGCAAGCGTCATTGTTGATGGGTCATTAGCTCCACCGTATATTAAAATCTGATGGGTTCCAAAGATATACAAAAAGTTGTTGTGTGAAGCCAGTCCCACAATTTTATCACCACCTTTAGGCCATACTTGACGCAAATCGAGTGATCCCGCTGTACCACCTGTCCAAATGTGGGGTGCCATTATGTCTGACCAGACTACCGTGCTCTTGTCCCCTGTGGTATCAGCAGACCACACCCTACCATACGCACTGATTGCAGTATGACATTGAAACACTGTACCAAGTGAACCTGACCTTTCACTGAGTCGTCTGAAAGTCGTAGTCGATACTGAAGGTTCGTAGATTAGTGGGTCATAACCACGTTGCCAGAACATAGCAACATTGTTCAACTGGCAGAACTGCCAATTGTTTTCGGTAATCGTTGGCGCAGCACCACCCCCACCGTAACTAAGTGTTTCAAATGACTCTTCATTTGATCTGAATAGAAACCCATTGCCTGTAGAAAGTATTGTGGATGACCCATCGCTAGTGATCAATTCCCCCATTGTGGTAATGTTTGATGATCCTAAATCTGAATTATTGATATCCACTGAAACGGTATTGGTTCCGTCATAGTAAGAACTGTAATCGTTAAAACTCCCTAAAATTGGCGCGGTGTACACAGTAGCCACAACACTACCATCGTTACCGCCCAACAAGTGCACTCTATCTTTAGTAACTATCGTTTGCGATTGCCCCAACGCGCCAGGTAAGGAAGTTCCAGTTGTCCACGTGCCAAGCGTACCATCGGGGTTAAGTGGTGCGGTGTACACAGTTGAAGTAGGGACACCTCCCCCGTCAATACCCCCTAACAAATATACTCTATTTCTAGTAACTATCGCTTGCGACTTGCTCAATACGCCAGGTAGAGAAGTTCCAGTTGTCCACGTCCCAAGTGTACCGTCAGTGTTGATTGGTGCGGTGTAGACAGTGGCTAATGAACTCCCATTGAAACCACCCAGTAAGTACACTCTATTTTTAGTAAGTATTGCTTGAGATAACGCCACCGCACCAGGTAGAGAAGTTCCAGTTGTCCACGTGCCAAGTGTACCGTCAGTATTGATTGGTGCGGTGTACACCGTAGAGACAGCACCTCCACTGAAACCACCTAACAAGTACACCCTATTCTTAGTAACTATTACTTGTGAGGAAC